CCTTCTTGCGGCCACCCGCCAGGAAGCGCTTGGCTCCATCCGGCGCAATGGTTTGTGTCGAGATTACGGCACCGCTTTCATCCACGATCGGCACCACCAGCTTGTCGCCGTCGACCTTCAGCCCATGCGCTCCGACGCGCTTGGCGACCAGATACGCATGGTCGTCGGGCGCAGCCTCTGCGCCTGCCACGTCTGCTTCAGCTTGCGCAGCAGCTTCTAGCCGCCGCTCCTCGACGGCGCGCTCCTGCGCCTCACGCGCCACCTGGATCGCGTGCCGCTCGACAATCGTCAGTTCACCCGCGTCGCGGCTGCACCACGCCTGCTGCCCTCGGCCATACTTCCACGAGCCGAACGAGCCGTAGAGGATGCCGTCCAGTTCAGCCAGCACATACCAGCCTGAGATGTTGCGCCCGCGCGCCTCGTTATCCGGCACGCGGTGGATCTCGTTGTCCGCAACCGCGTCGCCGCTGATGCGCAACCCGAACCCACGCGCTGCGTCAGTAAACTCACGCACCGCATCCGCGCCGTTGCGCGGTGTGGTTACAAACTGTGGGACGACCAGCTGCATCAGAACGGAATCGGATCGTCGAGTTCGTCGACGCCGTCCAAGCGGGCTTCTACCACGCGGCCCAGCAGGCACTTCGCGAACTGCACCAGTTCGTCACGCGTCAGCGACGCGAGATCCGACTTGCCGAGTTCATCCAGGTACTCGCCGCCTGCGCGGACGCCCTCCCAGATGATCTCCTCTTCCCTTGCCGTCCAGTCGGCCATCATTTCCTTCCTCCCTCGCAAACGCTGGTGGCCCACTGAACAGAACCACCTCATCTTTCCGCGCTGGCGCACCAGCTGCGGCTTAAACCCGAACCCGCGTTCTCCGCGGAAGCACACCCAGCACAGGGCGCGCGCGCTCATCCGCCCAACGCAGCAAACAGCCGCCGCAACACATACGAGCGCGCCAGCGACAGCACGAAGTAGCAGCCCGTGATCCACGTCGCGTCGAGCGGTGTCGGCTCCAGGCCAAACCAGGGCAGGCACAGAAACGTGAAGAGCCAGGACACAACCAGGCCGACGACCGCATTGGTCTTGGCCTCGATGAACGACATGCGCCTACTCTGCATCGTCATCTTCCCAGGGATCGACGGCGACCTCGCCCCACCCACCGCACGCTTCGCACTCCTGGTGCCGCTCGTGGATCTCGACCCATCGATCCGGCGAGTAGCCGCCAACCTCGTACTCCCACAGCACCTGCCCCTCGCCTTCACACGCCGGACACTCACGCCATTGGCATGGGCGACCTGGGTGCTTGAGGTGGTCGCAATCGGGACACATCATGCGCGGCTCCAGACTTCGTAAGTTGTGCTGTCGGAGTGCGGTCGATCCCAGATGGAGATCGCCAGCGCGCGATCGGGTGCGCCGCCCTTGCCTAGATAATCCTCGCGCCAGTCGAGGTTGATGAAGCGTGACGGGCGGTGCCGCTGCATCTGTTCGCTGCCCTTGCGGCAGGCCCACAAACGCTCGCCACAGACCAGGGCCATACGCTGTACGCCGATGTCGAAGGCGTGGTCGATCCACTGCCTGATCTGGCGGAACGGTGGGTTGGTAATGAGTGTCGCCGCCGGAGCGTCTGAGTAGGCAAAAAAGTCTTGGCCCGTCAGAACATCTCCGGCGACAACGTCATACCCACGCTCTTCCAACGCCCTGGCAAGGCGACCGTCACCAGCAGCAGGCTCCCACACAGACCCGCGCCAACGCAGGTCTGACAGGAGCCGGTTGATGATAGACGCCGGTGTCGGATAGAAGTCGCGGGCATGCCTCATCGCAGCGCCTCGCGCGCTTCGTAGTCGTCACACCCGACGCGCTGCTTGTCGCCGTCCAGCACCTCTTCGTGCTTCGAGCACTCCCACTGCGGCCCAGGCACAGGCCGCGAGTACCGGCAGGTGCGGCAGTTCTTCGCCACCGGCGCGCCCTCGTGGCAGATCTCTTTGAAGTCACACCACCGGCACTCCATCGCCGCGGGTGTCTCGCTCACGCGTGCGGGCAACTCATCGATGTTCTCGACGATCGTGCGCAGGCGCTCCGCATAGAACTCCGCCTCGTCGCGGTCGTATTCCGTGCGGGCTGCGTCCCAGTTGCGCACACCAGCCGACGCCACCGTGATCCAGTGCCGCGCGAAATTGCCGTAATGCATATAAAGCTGCGCCTGCACCCAGTAGACGTGATCCCACTGCCGCAGCGTTGCCTTCTCGCCGTCGCGCGCCTTAATCTTCTGGAACTCTTTGAACTTGCGCTCGTTGACGACCTTCGCTTCCCAGACGTGCGGCGTCTTCGGCGCGGCTGGGTGGTTGTAGATCACGCCGTCCATGTGGCCGCGCACATGGCCGTCGGCATCGACGCACTCGTATTGCTCGCCGCTCTCTGGATCTCGCGTCGATAGCAGGATGTCGGGCGCTGCCTGTATGCGCGCCGCAATCACATCTTCACCGCGGTTGCCGTCGTCGATCGCGCAGAGTCCGCGCGCCGGAATGTTGCTGGGTGTCGTCCACGTCCAGCTGTAATACTGACGGCGCGTGCAATAGCCGCCACCGCTCATGCCCAAGTACATGCGCACACCACGCTGCGCCGCGCGTCGCTCCATCTCAGCGTCCGCTGCCGCGAGTACCGGGTCTCCTAAATCTCTTTCGACCTGCACCATGTGTTTCTCTGGAAATTTTTCTAAGAGTTTATTTCTGTAGAAAGATTGGCGGCGCGCCCCTGGCCGACGCGCCGCCAGTTACACAGCTAACCGCGCCAAGCGGGTGCTTGGGCTTGCTCAGAAGCCTGCACGGGAGCCGTGGCCGCTGCCGAGGGAGGAGAAACAGCAGCGGGAATTGGGGAGACGCTCTCCACGTCGTTGTACTGGCCGCGCACCGACACGGTGACGCGCAGCCGACGACCGAGGATGCTGTCGGTATCGAAAGCAGCCTGTTGCTCTGGATTGGACACGCCGCACGCACGCGCGATCGCAAACAGATCGTCCCACGCACGCGCCTGCACGTTGGCTTTCGGGTGCCAAAGGTTGATCCAGTTCGACACCTGCATGCCGTCGTCGGTCCTGTAGAAAACGACCAGGCCGCGGTTGCCGTTAGCCGAAACTTTCTCGTCGGCCCCCGCGAAGGTCATGTCGTAGGTGCCAGCCGGAAGGGGCTGGAACTCAGAGGGCTGCTCAGACGCAGCGAGATCGTCAGGCCGCGTTAGCGCTACCATTTGCTTCTCCTGTGATTTTTTCGATGAGTGCGGACCAGGACAGTTCCAGTTCGTCCGCGATGGGATAGCGGCTCTTCGCCACGAAATTCGGACGCGACGCGACACGCAGGACGCGCTCGCCCGTGCCAATCGCCTTCACTTTCTTCTGTCCGAAATTGCTGGTGGTCTCGCGCGTCGTAACGCGCACGTTCGCGAAGCCCAGCAGGTCCACGAACTCCGTGTAGAGATCTGATGCACGCCTGTGCAGCTTGATCTCAAAGCGATCGAAGGCTTCCGTGTCGGGAGCCTCGAACCGCTTGACCTGGCTATGCGCGAGCAGGATGCAGGCCATTCCCTTCTCGCGTCGCAGCTGGGTCAGTTTGCCGACCAGCTGCCGGTGGTACGCCAGAGCGGCAATGTATCCCTTGCCATATCCACCCCCGACTTCTTCGATCGACTTCACGCCCGCGTCCACGCAGGCTTGATCCCAAGCGATGGTCTCGAACCAGTCCAAGCTGTCGACGGCGACGACCGAGTAGTCGTGCTTCTCGTTCAGCAGCTGGTCGAGCGCAGCCATGACAGCCGGGACGCTTTCGCAAAGGTCGAAGCGATCGCAGCCTGCAACGTCTGCGCCCTCTTCCACTGGCACCATGATTACGCCTGGTGCAGACGACGCGAACGTCGTCTTGCCCACCCCCGGCGGGCCGTAAATACAAATGCGGGGCGGCGACAGTGCCGCACCTTTTTTAACACCACTAAGAGCCATGCTTCTCTCCTTTTGCTCTGGTCATCAATTCGTGAAACGTCTGCTCATTGAGCAGATAAAGGCGGGGGGAACGGTCAGCGCGGACGCACACGATGTCTGCCGAATCTTGCGCGAAAGCGCTGTACAGGAGACCGAACCCTGACTTGCGACGCTTGGCTTCCACTCGGTAATCGCGAGCGCCGGTGATGACGACATCACCTGCGAACTCCTCGCCGAGTTGCGCCTTGTGCGCGCCGGAAGCGAAGACACGTCGTGCCTCCAGACCCGCATCCTGAGCCGCTCGAACAATCTCGTTCTCAAGCTCACGTCCGCGGTCCTTGTTTCGTCGTCCGGTCATAGTCACGCCTTGCTTGTTGGTGGTCGTCAGCCGTCACCTGCCCGCGGGTCAGCTTCGCGATCTGATCGATAGATGATGCAGAGGGGCGGCTGCGTCCGAGCGCCCACCAGTGAACAGCGGTTCGCGACACACCCAATAGGGCGGCGAACTCGCCGAACTT